TACTCGCCTGCGCGAGCTACCTTAACAGCCTTACCACCAACAATTGTTAAATCACCTAATATTTGTACTGTAAAATCAAATGATCCTGAAGAAAGTTTTCCAAACATTGACTCTTTAAAGACTTGATCTCTTTGTTCTTTATTAAAGATATCAAATTCGTTAAAAAGTGAAGGTGTGCCTTCTTCTGTAAAAGCGTTGCGAAATACTTTATTGCCAAATATGTTTGCTGATAAAGCTTGACCAAAAGATACTTCATCACGGGCTTCCCATGATTTTTTCCATACATCGTAGTCAAAAAATTTACCCACATCTTCTTTACCTTCACCAAGTGGGCTTGTTTGCCAACCGGTTAAAAGAAGTGTAGTTAAAGGTTCACGAACAAAAGTTCTATTAACAGCATCAATACCAGATAATACATCACCAATTGGGCGTGCAACACTTTTACCAAGGTTGCCAAAAGATGTTTTTAAAATATTGGCAACGCCATTGAATTCTTCTTCGTCATTGAACGGGGCTGAGCCTATATCCCAAACAAGTTTGAAAGGGGCAAGAGCAGCACCACCAAGGTTTTTACCTAATGTTTCTATGCGCTCTGTAAAACTCAAACTGCATCCCTTAATTTTCTAATTACAGCTCTAGTGGTAGGTGAAGTTGTTGGCATTGCTGCAATGCGAAGTAATGCTGGCATATACATTGCAATTTCTGAACGATATTTATCGTTAGCTATTTGATCTGCATCAAATAAACCTAAAGCTTCTATCCCTGCACCAGCTCCTGCGTCTGCACCAAACGTTACAGGTTCTCCTGGACGTTGTGATGGTGCATTTAAAGGAATAACTGGTTGTGAGGCTGCGGCTGATGCGAGGCCCGAAGGCATACCTGATTGTTCAATACTCGGAGCCGCAGCCAAAGGAGCGGCTTGCTGCGTTTGCATTAGAGCCTGTCCTTCTCCGTATGGGAGACCTGGAACGTATTTGGCTGCTTGTGCTGCGTTTCCGCTTTGACCATTACCGCCACGTGCAGAAACATTCATAGGATTGTTTTGCGGTGCAGTTGGTCTCATTCCACCTCTTGCCATTTTATACGTCCTTAAATTTAATTAATTATTTACTTGCGTGTTTTGGTGCTTTACCGCCACGTGTACCAGATGGTTGTGCAGAGAACATTATCTTTGACATACCTGGTTTTGAAGCAGATGGAACACCAGATTTTTTAACTGGTTGTTCGTATGCTTTTCCAGCTGAACCTTGGTTTGCTGGTTTTTTTCCTGATCCGAATTTCATATATCTCCTTAGATTATCCGGCTGGTATTGCTCTTGCAACACTAGAACTTAGCATTGCGTTTCCTCCACCGGATAATCCGGCGAGAAGATTTTGTATTGCTGGTCGTCCACCTTGTCCCACTTGACCAGGGATTACGCCTCTTGGGCCACCTGTTGTTGGTGATAAGCCTGAAGCACCACCGGAGGGAGCCATACCTGAGGAACCGGGGACGGGTTGTTCCATACCAGTGACTGCAGCCTCAGCAGAAGGTGGCGGTGCTTGAGGGGCAAACGCTTCCGCGATTACCTGCTCTATAGGTTGACCTTTTTGCCTACCTGCTATTACTGTTGCAATACGACTTAAAATATCTCCAGGATCTTGACCTTGTGTAGCAAGAGATGGAATTGCTTGAGCGTATGCACTAACTGCTGCAACTAAAGAATCACGAAGTTTTTCAATTTCAATCTTTTGTTCTTCCATTGTTACGTTTATTTCCCACGGCATCTGACGGCGGAGGAAGTCGCGAGAAATCAATTGGTCTCCGCGCGCTTGGAGTCCGAATACCAAAGCCTGGTTGGGGTTTAATCCGGCCATCAGTCCATAGGTGATGTCAACTGTATAATCCCCATCAATGTCTTTCTTAGGGGTATACGTGACTTCATACGGTGCGCCAGCGTCAACGCCGCGAACCGTCTTTTCGTAGTTACCGAAAAGCTTTTCGTCCATCTCAAAGCAAAGTTCAAATACTTGTTTTAATGCCTCAGCTAAAACTTGTTGTGCTGTTTTAACTTGAGTATCAAATCCACCCATAAGGGCTTCAACACCACGACCAGTAACAATGCTGCCTTGGCTTACGCCTTGGCGACCTTCAGGATAACGTGAACCCATGCGCATTTCTTGGTCAAGTATTGCTGATTCAGCAAATAATCCAGGAGGCACATTTAAATCAACACGGCGAATCTTTTCTGGAGATGCGGAACGTATAGTTGCGTCAGGTCCCATTTCAAGGACGTTAACATCTGAAGGCAAAGCAAAAGGTGCCTGAACAGATTTTTGTGCCGCCTCAAGTTGTAAAGTAGCAAAACGGGCACGTGCGACTTGTACCCATAGAACATCGTCAAATTGTCCACGTTGTTGTTCATCAGAATCAACACCTGGTCTTACAGCAAAAACAACGTTTAATTTACCAAGAGGATTCTTAGCACGTTGTAAAATGTAGTTTGCGCGCTCTGGTAGAAAAAGAACTGTTTCATCTTTGTCCATATAGCGCACAAGTTGTACTGGGCGCATAGAACCACGTTGTTCAAACTTACCAAGAATAACTGATTCGTATTCTGGGAAATCGTTAACAAGATCTTGCGCGGCTTTAACGTAAAGTTTTGTATAAGAAAGCAAACGACCAAAACGGTCAAACTCAGGATATGAGTTAAAAGGATTATCTAAACGAATACGTGGAGTGTTATTTTCGTAATCAGCTTCAACAATAAAAGGTAGAGCACCAAAGGTAATATAACGATCAGCACCAGTAAACATTTCAACTTGTAGACGTGAAGTGTCTCTGTATCCAGCAGCAATCATTGTGCGCTTGTCAGCACGTGAACGTGCACGGTCTGATACAGCGTTAGTTGCTGAGCAGTTGATAGCAGGAAGAGGAGCAATTACTTCAGCAATGTCGCGTGCGGCCACGTCAATAAAGTTAGCCACCATAGGTTTAGGATATTCAGCTGGGAATAGTCCTGGGAAAACTTGATTTATGTTACCTTTACGAACTTCTAAAACATCCGACCAACGTGCATCACGATTTGCGTATCGTTGTTTTAGTTGCTGATAGGCATTAGCAATATCTTCTATGCTACGCGCCATTAGACTCCAATGTTAATTAATACCAACCAGCATTTGCCAGTCTTTGTTTCCTTGCATATTCTTCTAAATCCACCACTTGGCGTTTAGCCAAATCAATTGGTGTAGCAAAAGGGTTTCTAACCCAAGTCTTGCCATAACTTCCTTGCTGGTTTACATAATCCCTTAACTGGGTTTCAGCAAACCATAAAGCCATAGGACCGTCCTGTTTATTTTTTGTACCAGGAGACCAAGTAATCAGTTGTTCAATAAGAGCTTTAACGCCCTCTGACTCGGCGCGAGGGAACTCAATAAGATTATTCTTAGCAGGTTTACCATCAGGACCAAAGGTACCAAAGAGAGTATTAAGAGAAGCCACGCCATATTCAAGATCCATCTTGTTAGCGCCCGTGTAATGTTGGACAAGTCTGATACCCCGTGATTGTAAGAAAGCATTAATCTCTTCATCCTGTGTAAGAAATAGCTGGAAAGCATTCTTTTCAATAACCCAAACAGCAGGCTTATATCTTTCCGTCCACTGAAAAATTATTTCCCTGATACGTTGAGGAGTTGGTGCAGGCATACGAGAAGCATCAAGAAGATACCTACGTTTAGTATTCCTATCACCAGAAACAGCAACCGTAAAGGTGTCACCCGACATAGCAGGGTCCATAGCACAAACGGTGTAGAAGCCTGTAGTGTCAGCAGGATAACCAGGAGCACCGGCAACAAGGGGACCACAACCTCTCATACCATTAGCAGCAGCACGAACAAGTTCGGGTGCAAAAACAGATTCAGATTCAACATCTTGCTGTTGATAAACCATAGCCCATGTTTTAGAATCTAAAACGCTACGGCGTTGCTTTAATCTAGTTCCATCCCATCTAGGGAAGAAACCGTTCTTATCAGGATCCACAGGATCCCCAGGCCAAGGCCTATCAGACTTAGGCCACAAAGTAACCCAATTCTCAGGTTTCTCATCAAACTCCAAAACAGCCGGCATAGCTAAATAAGTCCAAGGACTCTTAGCTTCCGGATAACGATCAGGATTACGCAATTCTCGGTACATGTCAATT